GTCTGCTCATCCGCGACGACCGCTGCGAAACCGCGAAGGACCTCTTTGCCGAGGACTCTTTGCGCATTTCGTGGCTGCGCACCATCGCCAAACTTGCGTCTCGCAAGATCACCGTTTTGGGGGTCCCTGTGAGCGCATGGGCGTTTGGTCAATTGCGACGCGAGTTCACCAAGATCCGTGACTCTGCTGTCCCAAGCTCTGCCAACTGGTGGATGCACGACCAATCAACCCAAGTCACTGGCCATGAGCGCGCTCTGCGCCTCGCCTCGGCACTTATCCGTTCCGAGACGGTATCGCACGCTTTCGATTCCACTGCCCGTAAGAAGGTCCCGAAACATCAGAAACAAAACGACCACTCACTCTTCCGGCAGTTGGCCGACGGTTTTGTCCCTCCGAGGGCATCGCCCGAGGCGATTGCGAGCACGCAGAGCGACCATCCGAATGCTGGTGCTTCACGCAAAGTTGGCGTGACAGCAATGCGTGACTGCCTGCACAATGCCGGATTCCGCGACTTCGACCTCAGCAAAAGCGGGGCCGCTCGCGATGGAAAGGCAGCGGGACGCCGAGAACTCCATGGCGTTAAAGACCTACAGCACCCAGATCCGGATGGTCAGTTCGAACCCGGCATGGTGTACACGTTCGTCGATCAGGACATGTACATCAACGACTTCGCGCCGTACGCCGGGGCGAACATGGTTATCGTCACCCCCGAGTATAACAAACTCGCGGGCGTCGGTACGGACTCCGTGTGGTATTACACCCTCAACGCCGACCGAGAAGTTGTGGTCACTGAACGCGTTTCGAGGATCAACGGCGCGACTTACACCAATCAGCGCCCATGGAACTACGCGGCGAACGACTTCATTTACATCGAACACCCTGGAGACATTGCGTTCACCACTTACAACGTATCCACACAGTACCAGGCCGGATCACACCACAAATGGGTCTGGCTCGCTCGCAATTCGACCACCACTCTTTCGAAGGCGGTCTGCGACATGCTGATGGAAGTTGTCCAGGGTAGCCCCTTTGACGGCGTACCGCTCAGGAAGGCGGACAATGTTACCGTCGTTCAAGGGGACTCCGCTCTTAAGGAGGACACGTTCCTCTGCGGTATGTTCGGTGAATGCAAGAGCCCCACCTACAGCATCAAGTATGCTTATGATGTGGGCCCCGACACATCAATGGAATTGTCCGAGAACCAGTACAAGGTGTTCAACCTCATGGGGAAGAACCGCCCCAAAGGCTACGG